GAGCTGGAGACGATGGACGGCCTGCTGTCCATCCCGGAGCTCGTCGCCCGCCGCGGTGGCGTGACCTGGACCCCTGGCCCGCAGCTGAGCGACCTGCTCAACGACCCGGACTTCGGGTTCGTCCAGACCGAGACTGAGGCCGAGGCGGGCACCGAGAAGCCCTGCTTCGACATCACCTGCCCCGACTGGGACGAGATCCGCCTGGACGCGATCGGCTTCTGCATCCGTGCCGGCATCCTGACCAACGCCGCCATGCCGGAGCTGGTCAAGCGGTTCCTGCAGCTGGGTGTCATCGCTCACGCTCGTCGCGTGAACGCCGCCACCATCGCTCGCATCTCGGCCGCGATCGGCGCCGCCACGGTGTTCACCCCGGTCTCGGGCGCGAACGCCTCGGCCACCAGCGACGTCCTCGCCGCTGCAGAGCTGAACGCGATCCGCATCCGCGAGACCCACGCGATGGCGGAGAACGCCTCTGTCGAGGCGATCTTCCCGATCTGGGCGCTCGCACCGCTGCGCGCTGAGCTGTCCCGCCGCACCGGCGTGGACCTGCTCAACGTCACCAACGCGATGCTGATCTCCTGGTTCCGCGAGCGCAAGGTCAACCCGCAGTTCGTCCGCGACTACCAGTCGATCAACTCGGGTGCCACCAACACCGCCGGCGGCACCGCGAACTGGACGGACTACCCGGACTCGCTCGAGTTCATGATGTACCCGGCTGGCGCGTTCGTCCGCCTCGGCACGGACGTCATCGACCTCGACGCGATGTACGACTCCACGCTGCTCGGTCAGAACACCTACACCGCCGCATTCTTCGAGGAGGGCATCGCCATCCTCAACGCCTGCGGCACCGGCGTGAAGGTCCAGGTCTCGATCGCGAACCTCAGCGGCGCGACCGGGTTCCCGGCCATCGGCGCCGGCGAAGGCGTGACCTTCGCAGCCCCCGCCGCCCCGTAAGTCCTACCCGGGGGTCGCTAGCCCAGCGGCCCCCGGGTTCGACTCCGAGAGGAGGTGGGCATCATGGCTGGACCCATCATCGAGGTCACCGCTCCCGCTCGTGTGGCGCGAGAGGGTGGCCTCGCCGACGTCGCGGAGTTCCGGCTCAACGACCGCCTCGGGGCGGCCGAGGGACTGGTCTTCCAGTCCGACGGCTGCACGTTCCCGCGGTCGGAGCCGAACCGCTGCATCGCAGAGACGCCGCCGGCTGACAAGACGTTCGACGGGATCGAGATCGAGGGGGCCATCGGGGCTCCCTTCACGCTCTACTCCGCCGTCGCCTGCTACGCCGGCCCGGACCCGGACTTCGCCGAACGGGCTCGCCGCCTGCTCGACGAGGGGCGTGACCGTCCGCTCGAGGACGCCCTCGAGACGTGGGCATCTGCCGGCACCGCTCTCCCCAACGGCGGCGACGTCGTCGGGGCTGTCGCGGCTGTCGAGCAGGAGCTGGACAGCAACTACCTCGGGCGTGGCGTTCTCCTGATGAGTCGAGCGGACGCTGTCCGCGCAGACGCAGCAGGGATCGTCGAGAAGGTCGGCGACCAGATCCAGACGATCAACGGCACCCCCGTGATCGCCTCGGGCATGGTCACCCCCGGCACCGTCTACGGTCTCGGTTCGATCACGGTGGAGCACTCCAGTGTGATCGGGCGGGATATCGTCCACCCGACAACCAACAAGCACTTCGCTCTCGCCGAAGCATCGTTCGCGGTGCTCGTCGACTGCGAGTTCCGCGTCAAGTCGGCAACGACTGCCTGACCAAGGAGATCATCATGGCACCTATCCGCATCCCCGAGGGCTACGTCCTGATCCCGGGACGGTCGGTCGAGACGGCCACCGCCCTGCTGGACGCAGCCGACAAGATCAAGGCCGACCGCAAGCTCGACGTGCGCACCACCGCCGGTGGCTACCACGTCACCGAGGCGGTCGCCGAGGAGTACCAGAAGGCATTCCCGGACGCCCGGATCGAAGGCTACGACGAGATCGTCTCTGACGGCACCAGCGACGAGCCGGTCGAGCTGGAGGGCGAGCCCGTCGAGGGGGGCTCGGCATCCGCCGACGCCCCTGTGCTCGCCGAGGCGCTGCCCGTCACCGCCGACTCGACGCACGCCGAGATCGACGAGTACGCGGCCTCGCTCGACCCCAAGGTCGAGTTCCCCGCGGGCACCAACAAGGCAGAGAAGATCGCTCTGCTCGAAGAGGCCCGCAAGCCCACCCCCGACGCCGAGTAATCGGCCCCTGAGATAGGAGAGAAACATGGCATCCAAGGGTCGCGGCGCCGTCAAGGGCCGCCGCCTCCGCGTCACCCGGCTCGACGGCTGTGGCCGCGTCGTCTACGGCGACGCATCGCAGGCCGTCAGCAAGGGCTTCGTGTCCGTCGCCTGGACCGCGAACACGATCGAGACCGAAGAGGTCAACCAGCCAAACGCCTCCGGCGAGCGCTGCATCTACGAGGCTCCCGAGACGGAGCTGACTGGCTACACGCTCAACATGGTGTTCTGTGAGGTCGACCCGGAGCTGTTCTCGCTGGTCACCGGCCAGCGCGTCTACCTGGACGAGAACGGCGACGCGATCGGTTTCGCGATCAACACGGACGTGAAGCTCAGCGGCCAGGGATTCGCGCTCGAGGTGTGGGCTGGCTCGCCGGCTGCCGACGCCTGCGAGAACCCGAACGCTGAGGGCGAGTTCGGCTACTTCCTCGCTCCGTACCTCCGTGGTGGCATCCTCTCGGACTACACCATCGAGAACGGCGCGGTGAACTTCACCATCACGGGCGCGGTCACCCGCAACGGCAACCGCTGGGGCTCCGGTCCCTACAACGTGATGCTGAACGGCGGCGTCCCCTCACCGCTGATCGAGCCGCTCGAGCCGAACGACCACAAGCTGCTCATCTGGGTGGGCGTGGCGCCGCCGGAGCCGTTCTACGGCACCCGTCCGGTGCTCGACCCCGAGGCGACGGCCATCACTGGCGTCACGGCGACGGTGGGCTCGAGCCCGTCGGAGGCGGACTTCACGTTCACCGGCGCGACCGCAGGCGCCCCCGTGTGGATCGACTTCGGCGACGGCGAGTGGGACTACATCGCGGACGGCACGACCGGCGCGAGCCACACCTACGCCGAGAACGGCACCTACACGGTGCGGGCCTCGAGCAACGGCAGCTGGGTCACCACCCAGGTCACCATCCCCCTCGCGTAACCGACGCGAACAGCGGCCCCGTCTGGATCTGCCAGGCGGGGCCGCTGCTGTCGCGGTATCCTTCCCGAAGGAGGAAGACATGGCACTGTGTTACCCGTCGGACACGGACTGGGGATGCGCGTTCACCCCTGAGCAGCTGGCAACGATGCGCGAGGATGCGGAGACGCTGCGCATCATGCAGCGAGCTGAGGCCACGGCGTGGTACACGCTGGCGGCGCTGACCGCCTACCAGATCGGCGTCTGCCCCACCGTGGTCCGCCCGTGCTCGGCCGGATGCCTGCCCGCCGGCTCCTGGATGGAGGCGCCTGTGAGCTCCTCCTCCGCGAGCATGGGCACACTCCCTCTGCGCACGATCGGCCGCTCGTTCACCCCGCACATGGAGGGTGGCGAGTGGGTCAACTCCTGTGGCTGCACCTCGGGGGACTCCTGCTCCTGCGGCCCGCTCAGCGAGGTCATCCTCCCCGGCCCGGTCGGCGACATCGTCTCGGTCGTGATCAACGGCGTCGAGCTGCCGAAGACGGCGTACCGCGTCGACAACGGCAACCGCCTGGTCCGCCAGGACGGCGGCACGTGGCCCACTTGCCAGGACATGGCGGCCCCCGCCGTCGCGCCCCCGGTCTTCGAGCCGCATGTGATCACCTGGCCGACCGGCGAGCGGGTGGAGCTGAGCCGGTCCGGCGACATCGTCACCGCGAAGGCTTTCCCCCTGCAGACGGCTGGGGTGCAGATGAACACCTCTTTCGCCGAGATCCCTCTCCGGTTCCAGCCGAACGGCCACGTGGACTACTCCATCACCGTCCAGGATGGTGACCCCGAGTGGACGCTCGGCGTCTACGAGAACGGCATCGAGCCGAGCATCCAGCTCTACGGCGCATTCAGCACCGTAGCCCCCTACTCACCGAACCCCGCCATCGTCCAGTGGATTGCCGCCGCGGTCGAGCCCGCCCCCACGACAGGCTCGTTCACCGTGGAGTATTACCGCGGCGCGGCGCCGAACGAGATCACCCGCTTCGCTGCGGGCGTGCTCGCCGCCGAGCTCTACAAGGCGTGCCGCAACGACAAGTGCCGCCTCCCCCGTGGCGCGGTCAACGTGGTGCGCAACGGGGTGACGATCGAGCTGCAGCCGAACCTGATGGAGTCGATCGCCTCGTGGCCGGAGATCTCCCCGGTGATCGCGATGTACAACCCGAACCGCCTGAAGTCCGCTCCGCGCGTGCTGTCCCCTGACCGCACCTCGCGCGTGCGCACGCAGACGTGGGGGAGCTGGTAATGGCCCTGCCCGACGACCACTCGATCTTCCCCGTCCTGACCGAGCTCGCCGCATGCCTGTGCGCTGAGCTCGGCCAGGAGGCTTCGCCGTGCTTCTGCGGGGTCATCACCGCCGGCATGGAGGTCCCTGTCGACGAGTCGTGCGAGAGCTGCGCTGTCGGCTATGTCCGCCTGGACAGCGCATTCCCCTCCACGGTGCGATTCCCCGAGCCGGACCAGGATGCTACCTGCCGTGCCGTGATGGCGTTCGCGGTCACCGTCGGCGTCCAGCGCTGTGTCCCCATGGGCGACGACATGGGCAACCCGCCCACCTCGGAGGAGCTGGCCGAGTATGCCCGCCAGATCTTCGCCGACATGGCGGTGATCCGCCGAGCAATCCGGTGCTGCCTCGTCGACAGCAAGTTCGAGGACATCGAGTATGTGCTGGGCTCCTATTCCCAGCTCTCGGCGGATTCCGGCGCCGGTGGCGGGGAGTGGACCCTGACGATCCGGGAGCGCTTCTGAGATGGCCGCCGGCTACAAGGTCACGATCTTCAACGGGCGGATCGTCTCCCTGATCCAGACCGGGGACGGCAAGCGGTGGCTGCACTCCAAGGCCAAGGGCGTCGAGGCTTCGGCGCGCCGGCTGGCCCCGAAGCGGAGCGGCCGACTGGCAGCCAGCCACGTCACGCTCCCCACTCAGGGAACGAACCAGTACCACAAGCGGTATCGCGTGTCAGCTCAGGCGTACTACGCGAAGTGGGTGCACGAGGGCACCGGCATCTACGGCCCCTACGGCGTGCCGGTGCGCACGGGCCGCTTGATGCGCATCCCTGGCCCCAGCCCCAGGATCCTCCGCCGCAACCGGAAGGGGCCGACCCTGGTCCGCTCGCACCGCGGCCAGCGGTCGAACCCCTGGCTGCTCCGTGCGGCCGAACCGCACTTCTGACCAGCCGTGCGTGTACGCTGAAAGCGTCATACGAAAGGAAGGTGCCATGAAGGCATTCCAGATGGCGGCATCCCGTCAGGCCGAGGCTGACGAAGCTACCGAAGAGCCCATCGACCTCTACACCCTCGAGTTCACCATCGGGGACTACGAGTTCGCCGCGAAGCCACCCACCCCCTCCCAGGTGGCCCTGCTGATCGGCACGAGCAACCTGGGCTCCAGCGCTGCACTGGGCGCGGCGTTCCGGTTCCTGCGCGGCACGCTCGATCGTCGCAGCTACAACCTGCTGCTGACGCTGCTCGAGTCCGGCGAGATCGAGCAGGACCTCCTGCTCGGCGGCAATGAGCAGAACGAGGGGGGAATCGTCGACTGGCTCATCGAGCAGGTGGCCGACCGCCCTACCCAAGCGCCTACCGGCTCATCCACATCCTCGCAGCCCGGTGGGAAGAAGTCGACGGGACGCTCGCCGGGCAAGGGGTCGACCCTTTCAAGCTGAGCCTGCGTCAGCTGCTCAACTTCGTCTACACCTGGGCCCTCGATCGGATAGACCCCGAGAAGCGGGAGGTGTGGCTGGAGGACCTCCATGCGCCATACTGGAGCACAGACGTCGTGAGGCGCGACACGCCGAGCGCTGTGGAGGATGAGCTAGCCACCTTCCGGGCGGCAATGGGCTAAACGAAAGGGGACCCGGTGGCGGAGACGATCGGCCGCGTCGATTTCATCGCAGGTCTCGACGGGCGCAACATCCCACGCGAGGCCCGCAGGCTCGGCAACAAGGCCGGTCGAGAGGGCGCCAAGGGGTTCGCCGACAACTTCGAGCGAGAACTGGGCGGCACCTTCGACCGCCGCCTCACCGATATAGGCGACCGCGTCGCGCGCAGCCTGTCGAGCAGGGGGCGGCTGGCCGGTAGCACCTTCGGGCAGGACTTCGACCGCTCGGTCACGGCGAGGTTCCGCAGCATGCAGCGGAACCTCGCCGACATCCTGTCCGACCGCACCGCCTTCGACAACTTCGCGAAGGGGTTCGACTCCGTCGACGACGCTGTCGCGCGACTGCACAGCGACCTGTCCCGACTGTCGGACGAGAAGATCCGGTACGTGGACGAGTCCGGCGAAGTCTACGAGAAGAACGTCGTCGGCGAGCGCCAGTTCGTCAGGCTGAGCAAGGCGATCGACGAGCTGGGCAACGAGTACGCCCAGATGGAGCGGCGCACACGACGCCTGGCTGAGATCGAGGCCGACTTCGAGGACCGCCACCGGCGGCTGCTGCACCGCATCGGCGACCTCAACTCCTTCCGCGCGCACGCTCGCGAGGTCGGCAGCAACACGGCGGCGTACCACAGCCTCCGCCTCGAGCTCGATGAGGTCAGCAAGCGGATGGGCATCACCTCCGCCGAGCAGGACATCCTGGCGGAGCGCCTCGAGCGGACCCGCAACGCCGCGCACCGACAGTCGTTCGAGATCTTCGACCTGTCCAAGCGCTGGCAGAGCCTCGGCCACAACACCCGGCAGTGGACGCTGATCATCGGCGCCGTCGCCGCCGGCATGCAGCACCTCTCTGGCCTGTCCTCCGCGCTCGGCGGCGGCATCATCGCCCTCGGTGGCGCGCTCGGTTCCGGCGTGGTCGGAATTGGCGGCCTCGTGGCCGCCTTCTCTGCGCTCGGCGAGGAGTTGGAGGACCTGCCCCCGCATATGCAGGGCGTCGTCCAGCAGTTCGACGGCTTCAAGCGCTCCGCCGGCGGCGTCCGCGACATCATCGCGTCGTCGGCGTTCCGCGAGATGCCCAACAGCTTCGAGAAGCTCTCCGACTCTCTGCAGGCCATGTCGCCGGAGTTCTCTCGGCTGGGCACGGTTGTCGGATCCGTCTTCGACGACATGGCAGACGGCCTCTCCGAGGGGTCTGCCGGGTTCGAGGAGCTGCGGGGCTTCATCTCCACGGCCACCGATGACTTCCCCGCGCTCGCCCGCGCCGCCGGCACGTGGGGCACCGGGCTGCTGCGCGCCCTGAACAAGGCAAACCCCCTCACGGATCAGCTGATCGGCTACGTGCAGGAGCTCGGCGACCGCTTCGACCGCTTCACCCGCTCCAACTCCTTCGACGGCTGGATCGCCCGCTCCTCGAAGACCTTCACCGAGTTCGGGGAGCTGCTCGATGCCGTCGGTCGGGCACTGAACGACCTCGTCACCCCCGCCTCTCTCGTGCGCACGCAGGAGTTCCTGAACAACCTGACCGACTTCATGCCGAACCTGTCGCGGATGCTCGATGTGCTCGGCCGCCTCGACGCCTTCGGCCTGCTCGCGGAGGCGCTGAACGACGTCGGGCAGGCGCTGGAGCCCCTCGCGGAGCCCGCGGGCCGGGTGGCGGACTCCCTGAACGACGTCGCCAGCGTGATGATCGACGTGCTCGCCGGCGCCCTGAGCGGCATCGCGCAGCTGATCTCGCCCATCGCCGAGGGCTTCGCCAACCTGATGGACGTCATCGACCCTGGCGTCTTCGCCGCCGCGGCCGTGGCTATCGTCTCTCTGCACGCCGGGATCAAGCTGCTCAACGGCGCGTCGGGTCTGCTCGGTGCTGCGAACGCCGCGCTGGTCGCGCATGGCTCCTTCGGGAAGCTCACCGCCGCCACCGGCATCGCCGAGCAGGCCACAGGCCGCTTCGCTGGGACCCTGAAGGGGATCGCCGGTAAGGCGGGGCTCATCGGTGGCGTGGCGGTCGCCGTCGGCCTCGCTCTCCCCGCCTTGAAGGAGTGGGGCGACCAGCTCAACGGCTACGCCGACAACGCGCGCATCGCCGCGTCGTCGAACCTGTCCCTCGAGGACAGCGTGAAGAAGGTCGTCTCCGGCAACAAGATGTACAGCGAGGCGTTCACCGATTCCCGTGTCGCGCTCGAGCAGCTGGTGGCGGTGCAGAACGGCGGCGACTTCGCGCGCTGGGTCGGCGATCTGGGGCAGGCGAACCGCGAGTCGCACGCGCTGTCGATCGGCCTGCAGCAGATGGACAGCGCGATCTCCGGGCTGCCCCTGGAGGACGCGGTCGCGAAGTTCAACGGCTGGGCGGAGAGCGCAGGCGCTACCGAGGAAGAGATGGCTGCGATGCTGCGGGAGATGCCGCAGCTGTCGCAGGCAATGCTCGACTCGGCGGCAGCCGCAGGCGAGATCGCCACGGAGCAGGACCTGGCCCGAATGGCGATGGACATGGCCCGCGACTCTGCCATCACCCAGAAGGGCGCCATCGACGGGCTCCGCGGCGCGTTCATGGCGAACGGCGAACAGGTCGACGCGCTCTCGGAGAAGATGACCGCCTTCGCCGAGAAGCATCTGGAGACCCGTTCCGCCGCGCGTGACTACGAGGCGGCTGTCGACGACCTCACCGCTTCGATCGAGGCCAACGGCAATACGCTCGAGATCGGCACGGAGAAGGGCCGCGCGAACGAGGCCGCGGTCGACGCCTTGGCGCAGAGCACGCTCAACCTGGCGGCAAAGACGGAGGAGCAGACCGGCTCGCAGAAGCAGGCGAACGATGTCATCGCGCGTGGTCGCGAAGAGCTGATCAAGCAGATCGAGAAGTTCGGCATCACCGGCCAGGCTGCCGAGGACTACGCCGACAAGCTCGGCCTGATTCCCTCCGACATCGCCACGCGCGTCGCGCTGGAGAATGCGGCGAAGGTGGAGGCGGAGCTGAACAGGCTGTCTCGCAACCGCTCCGTCTACATCGACGTGCGCATGGGTGGGGCGGCCTACGACTACGGCAACCGCGAGGTCACCCCGTTCGCAACGGGTGGAACCGTGTTCGGCCCGACTCGCGCCCTCGTCGGTGAGGCGGGGCCGGAGGCGATCGTCCCGCTGAACCGCCCACTGCACCAGGTGGACCCGTCGGTGCGGATGCTGTCGGCGATTGCCCAGGGCAAGATCCCGGCGCTGGCCGGCGGCGGGATCGCTGGCGCGCAGAGCAAGACCGTGATCTTCGAGGCGGGCGCTATCGTAGTGCAGGACGCGAGTGACCCGCGCCGGGCGGCCATCGAGGTCGCAAACGAGATCGCGGAGCGCATCGGAAGCTAGGAGGCCAGAGTGTTCGAGGGCTACCTCTGTGTGGGTGGGGCTGAAGTCGGCAACAACGCTCGGGCGCGCGGCTACGCCGAGTCCTCGGACTGCCCGGTCGGCTGGTTCGTCGGCGAGCAGTGCGAGTCCCTCGCGGATGCGCTGGGCGAGCCGGAGGGCTACACGCTCGACAGCATCTCGGATGCCCCCTGGTTCGACCCGAACGACCCGGCAACGAGCCGGTTCTATGGGGCCTACATCACAAGCCTCGGCGAGATTTCCTCGTCGTCGCGCGCCGGGTCGC